GTCACTATGGAAAGAAGAATGCTACGGTTGAGCGTAAGGCTCCTGTTGCAGCAGCTAATGATAATAGGTGGGAACAGAGTGGCATTGATTATGAAACTACGTTTTTGAAACAACCAATCCCCCAAAAACCTCAAGGCTTTGGTGTTGAGCCGGCATTCCATTATACTGAATGGAGTAAATATTTTATTCCGGTTTTTGACTCTAGTTATCAATTTTTGCATCATGGCTTCAGATTTGGCGCTTATATTATAGTGCTTGATCACATTAATGTAGTTGATGTATATATTAATGGTCATTTGATCAACTTACAAGATCCTAGTGTGAAACATTTTGATGTCACAAAAGTTCGTATTGAAAATGGTGGTTTTTATGCTGTGCCGACACTTTTTGTTGGTATTGGAGACACCATGTCTACGAAAGGATTGAGAATAATTAGTGGTGCAGTCTCTGGGAAAGCCCGCTATTTTAGTCCAGCAAAATTTTGTGATGGTCCATTTGGTGGTGCCAATTGTTACACCTGTTCAACTTCTCCAGGTGATTGTGGTGGTCTTGTGTTGCAAGTACCTAGCAGTAATGTTCCATTTGCCGCTGTGGGAATACACATAAGTTCCAATGATCTTAACCAACAGGCTCGTTGCATGTATTTGCCGCTTGTAGCCATACAAAGACTTCTCAATTTAAACTAGATGACCTTGATCTGATTGATGCTATATTACCAAATGTTGTTTGTGTGGATGTTCCAATCAGTGATCAAGGTAATTCTTTTTATAGACCTTTACCAAAACATCGTGAATTTAGAGAAGAAAGTTTTATTTTTCCTTTTGAATACAAATATTTTGATCCTTATTATAATTGGGATGGTATTGACACTGCGCTCAAACCTTATAATGGTGAGCCTGTCTCAAATATTGATGATGAATCATGGACACATGCTAAAGCTGTTGTTTTGCGCATGTTTGCTGAGAAAGTTAGTAAAAGTAGTGAGATTGAATACTCGCATGCTATTGAAGAACTTAAAATGAAAAAGAGTCCTGGTTTTCCATATAATATTGATTATGATGATAAGCGCGATGTGTTTATGTGTATCCCTGAAGTTGTTAAAGCCAGAAGTGACGCCTTCATGTATTCTGATGAAGTCAATGACGTCTACTGGTATGTGTTTGCTAAGAAGGAATTATTAAGTGTTAAGAAAGTTAATAATAATAAGATCAGAACCATCCAAGTTCCCCCTGTCGACCTGCTGTTGTCTTATATTCGCACTTTTCAGTTGCAGAATGAAATGATTATGAACAGTGGATTGGTTGCAGTTGGTGATAAACTTGAGTATGGCGGCTTTACCGAATGGTGTAATAAAAGAAGAAAGTATAATTGCTTCCTTGAGATTGATGGTGATCAATTTGATCGCTCTCTCATTAATAAAATTATGGAGGCAATTCGTGATATTCGTAAAAATTTGCATTATGCTCCCGAAGTGGTTCAACGATTATATAAATTGCTAATTAAAGTTGGGCTTGTTGATGGTAGAGGTAAAGTGCATTTTAAGGATCACGGTAATCCTAGTGGATCTTTTAACACCATTTACGATAATTGCATGGCATCCTGGTTGATATTGGCTTATGTTGTTATTCGTTGTGAATTTGATTTTGACGATTGGATACAGCACTGTAAGGTTGATGTCCTGGGTGATGATTTATTGTTGTGCATGAAGACTGATTATCAGATTACATATGATGAGTTTGCTAAATATTCTGCTGAGCTTGGAATGAAGTACAGCTTAGCGCGTGAAAGTGACTCACTTATCGGCCATTCTTTTTATGGTCAAACCGTTACGTATTCTGATGAATTTAAGTGTTTTGTTGGGTATCCCAATTTTGACAAGCTGAAAGCAAAGTTATGTTATTTGCCAAAAGCTAATGAAGAATGTCAAGAAATACTCCGATCTTTGTATAGTCATTTTTATGTGGATAAGGATCTGCGCGAGCAGTTTAAATTGTTTGTGAGCGACTTAAGCGCCAAACGACAATACAATTTCCTTTTGCCTAGTGATTATTCGATGGAGGTTCTCATTCTTGGGTGGCGGGTGGAGTTATAGTTTTTAGCTATGACACAACCAAATCCTGGTCAAAACTCTAAAGCAGTTGCTGAAGCTGCTCAAGAGCAAACATTATTCAGTCCTCGTGTTGCCAAGCATTCTGGGCACACGCATGTATTTACTAAGAATGCACAAGGCGGCAACAGAGAAGTTGTCTGGAAGGATAGAAAGGGTTATGAATTTGCCAAGAAATTGACGGATAAAATTTTCCCTGAAGCTGTTGGCCGCAATTTATTTCAATATGAATCTGCTATAAATAATCGTAATGATCAAGATATTGAAGATATAGTGAATGAGTATCCAACGCAAGAAGAGGAAAAATACTATAGAACAATGGCTGATCAATATTATGATAAGGCGTCTCATGGATATCTTGATAAGGTAGAGTATGACTCCCTTAATCAGTGGAATAAAGACACGAGTATCAATATTGAACCTAATCCTGGGCCTCCAAAATATGCTGGCACTAAGAAACAACGTCGCAAGTTGCGACGCAAGTTGCGCCGTGAAATGGGTGGAGGCGCTATAGGAGTGACTGCACTAAGGAGCGTGTCTAAACCCCAACGTCCATTGAGGCAAAGAATGCGCCGCTCGAAACGCACTGAATTTGTGAGAAAGAGTGATGGTGTCAATAATGCTCAGTATATTAAATCACGTGCCGATATCGTGGATCGATTTCAAAGGCGCACGGAAAAAATTACTGACATAATTGGCACATCAGCGTTCAGCAATACTCTTGGTGGTGGTGGGCTGTATATTAATCCCGCCAATTCAATCATGTTTCCAATATTTAGTGGTATTGCGGCTAGTTATGAAAAATACCGTCTGCGATATTTACGTTTCAGGTATGTTGCTGAAGCGTATACCGCTGTAAACTCGGCGAGTTCGCCTGGTAAAGTTATCATGGTCGTAAATTATGACCCAACTGATCCTTCGTTTTTAAATGATGAAGCAGCTGAAAATTATGGTGGGATGGTGAAAAGTACACCATTTGTGTCTACTAGTTTAATTGTCAATCATAAAAAGAATCTTAATTCGCTTGGTGTTTACTTTGTTAATCCTTCACAAAATTCTAGTGGTTATTTAGCGGATTCACCAAAGTTTTATGATGTTGGATTGTTTCAATTGATTACCCAGAATAATGCGGTTACGACTTATGTTGGTGAGTTGTGGGTTGATTATGCTTTTGATATGATAAATCCTAAGCAGAATCTTGCGTCCAGCATAACGTCCGCCGGATTTAGTCATATATATACGACTGGTGATAGCACAAGTGCAAGTCCATTAGGAGAAGCAAATACTATATTTGGATCTAATCCTCTTGGCATACAGGTTCCGACCACTAGTAATACGAAGTTTTCATTTACGGCTCAGAATACGGGGTATATGATAGTGTTGAGTTGCATTAGCAGTACAATTGCAGCTGTGTTGACAATCAGTACTATTGTTACTGTCCCTGCATCCTCATCAAATCAATATCTTTTGATGAATAATGATGAGACCTATACTGCCAATGCCTTCGTGGCTAATGTTGGCAGTCTTGCCACATATTTTTATTATTTTAATGGTGAGTGTAGTGTCACATTCACTCTATCGACTACTGCCGGGTTGTCTGCTGGTAGTATTGATGTTTATGTTGTTCCAGTTCCTCTTAGTCTCAGTTTGCAACGCTCTATGAAGAGTAAACTTACTCCTGGTTTAACTGATCGTGTTGATCGTTTAATTGGTGAGAAGTTATCGGCATTGCAGGCTCAAATTGATGAGCAAATCAATGTCCGTGATGACTTGAGCCGACGGATATTGGAACTTAAAGACAAGATTGAATCCAAAGAGGAAGATGATCTTGTTTCTGTTGTTTCTTTTGGTGGCTCGCGACGAATGGTTGCCAACTCCACTGTTAACAATAGAAAATAATTTATTGTAGTCTTTTTGAGGGAAGACGTTAAAGAACCTCTCCTTTGTTGCGGCTGGGGTATCAATCCAGCTTAATAGGTTCGCAACCTTGAGAAATCAAGCTTTAATTTGAATTACCGCTGCTAGGCTATATATGTAGTGTGGTAGAAATGGTGCTGCCCTGGAATAGGCAGTCGGCAAATTCTTTTATTGATTTGTGCTTTGCACACACTGTTTTGATCATTACAGTGTAATAAATAAATGATCTTGGCTTTGAAAAGTCTTTCTTAGCGACACGCCACGATGGTGGTTGTTTCAATGGTATTACCATAGATATGCATGAGCGTCCGTAATGACTTTAAACTACGTGCATTATCGGGAAACAGTCTAACCATTGAAGCGTAAAAGTAATT